AAATATAGTTGAGACAGAAGAAGAACTATTAGCAAGAGCTATTAGATTACATCCAGATCAAGAGTTTCCTATATTAGAAGAACTTACTGAAAAAACATCTATATTTCGTAATCCTAATAGAAAGAACGCAAATTTATTATAAAGATAGGAGTAGAACGTGTCAGAAAAAGATGTACTTCTTGAAAAATTGAACGAGATGCACACAGATATTAAACTGATGAAAGCCTCTCTAAAAGCAACTAGAGAAGAAGTAGAAGACCATGAGCTTATTTTGAGAGGACAATCTAAGCGAAATGGAATCGTATCTGAAATTGCCTCTATGAAAGTTTCACATTCTACTGCACTAAGAATGTGGGGATTAATTACAGGTGCAATAGTAACAATAGCTGCAATAAGCAAAATTGTTGAATGAGGTAATACATGGGGATATTATCAAGCCTTTTTGGGGGAGGCATAGCTGAACCCATTAAGGCAATAGGAAATATTATTGATGATGTTTATACAAGTGAAGAGGAAAAGTTAAGCAAGAAAGAAGCTATGGCTCGACTTGCAATGAAACCTCACATGGTACAAACAGAGATTAATAAAGTAGAAGCACAACATAGGTCACCCTTCGTTGCTGGTTGGAGACCATTTATTGGTTGGATATGTGGGGCTGGGTTAGGAATGTCTTTCATTGTTAATCCATGTATACAATGGTTCACAGGGAAGCCTGGGCCTGAAATGCCACTTGATGCAATGATGACTCTAGTAACTGCACTCTTAGGTTTAGGAGCAATGAGAACCTTTGAGAAGATGAATGGGAGAAGTAAATGAGTGCGAAAGAAGAAACATTAGGTGAGCTGCACGAGGCACTAGCAAATGAATTACTCCGAAAAATTAAAACAGGAGAAGCAACTGCAAGTGAACTTAGCGTAGCCGTTAAATTTTTAAAAGACAATGGAATTGAAGCAGAGTTTATCCAAGACTCTCCGATAGCAAACTTGTTATCCTCACTCCCTAAGTTTGAGGATGAACGCCACAACTAATGAGCCACTAAAAGAAGACTTCCGAATATTTCTTTATGTGGTTTGGAAACATCTCCGACTACCTGAACCAACACCCATACAATATGACATAGCCTACTATCTCCAACATGGGGATAAGAGAATGGTACTTGAAGCTTTTCGAGGGGTAGGCAAATCATGGATCACCTCTGCATTTGTATGTTGGTTACTCTACTGTGATCCTCAATTAAATATTATGGTAGTGTCTGCATCAAAAAATAGGGCAGATGATTTTAGTACGTTTACTCTCCGTATCATTACAGAGATGGAAATACTAAAGCACCTAGTCCCTAGAGAAGACCAACGTAAATCAAAGATCAGTTTTGATGTAGCACCAGCTAAAGCAAGCCACCAACCTTCAGTTAAATCTGGTGGAATACTTGGACAGCTAACAGGAAGTCGAGGCGATGTAATAATAGGAGATGATGTCGAAGTACCTAATAACTCTCAAACACAAGTTATGAGAGACAAAATGGGAGAAGTTGTTAAAGAGTTTGATGCAATTGTAAAACCTGGGGGAAGAATTATCTTCCTTGGGACACCACAATGCGAACAATCTCTGTACAACGTACTAGCCCCTCGTGGTTATTCGACTAGAATCTACCCGGCAAGATACCCCTCAAAAGACTATGCCTCTATATATGGAGATAACCTTGCACCATACATTGGAAACAAACTGGAAAAGGATTCTACCTTAATAGGGCAACCTACTGATCCGCAAAGATTCGATGAATTAGACCTACAGGAAAGGGAAGCCAGTTACGGAAGGACAGGCTTTGCTCTCCAATTCATGCTAGACACTCGACTAAGTGATGAAGACCGTTACCCACTCAAAGTAAGTGATCTGGTAATTATGAACACCAACCCTGAATCTGCCCCTGAAAAAGTAGTTTGGGCATCAGCACCCGAATTAATTATTGATGATCTTCCCTGTGTAGCCTTAAACGGTGACAACTTCTATAGACCGATGAGGACTCAAGGGGATTGGATAGATTATCAAGGATCGGTTCTAGCAATTGATCCTTCAGGCAGAGGACAAGATGAAACTGCTTATGCCGTAGTGAAGATGTTAAATGGACAACTATTTGTTACGGATTTAGGTGGTACAAAAGGTGGTTATGCTGATGAGACCTTAAAGGCACTAGCAGTTATAGCGAAGAGAAGCAAAGTTAACATGATAGTAGTTGAGTCAAACTTCGGTGACGGTATGTTTACTCAGTTGTTAACTCCTATAGTAACTAAAATTTACCCTGTAACTATTGAGGAAGTACGACACCATATCCAGAAAGAACGAAGAATTATAGACACCCTAGAACCAGTTATGAATAATCACAAATTGATTATTGATAAGAAGGTTATAGAGAGAGATTTTAAGTCTACACAACACCACCCACCTGAAAAAGCACTTCAATATCAACTCATCTATCAAATGACAAGAATATCCTCTTTGAAGGGAGCATTAAAACACGATGATAGGTTAGATGTGTTGTCAATTGCAGTTAACTATTGGGTGGAACAAATGGCAGCAGACGTAGACAGACAAGTAAACAGTCGAAAAGAAGAATTGCTAAAAGAGGAACTGGACAAATTCATGGAAGGATGTGTTGGATACTCTTCAGAAAGCGACTCAAAATGGATGCAAGTTTAAATGAATGTCCTACTTGTACAGAAGTATTAGATACCTATGTGGATAAAATCTTCGAGAACTATTTTATTGCCGGCGATTGTCCACAATGTCCGTTTATTGGACACTTTGATTTAGAAGAAGGGGAATGGATAGACTCCGAAATATCTTCTAGTAATAAAACTGGTAAGAACTTCGTTAGTGGAAGAATTATAAATAAGATGGTTATACAGAATGTTCATGGCAATAATGAAGAATTTGAGATCGTTACTAAAAAACTTTAAGGAGAAAGACATGAAATGGATGAAGAAACCTTGGTTGAGACATATGATGGTGTTCTTTTTCGGATGGATAATGTCGATGTGGGTTTATGGACAAGTTTAAATGGGAAGGTGGAGGAATGGATGTGGTCTTCCGTCTGGTAGATCCCGAAGAAGAACTAGCAGATTTCCTGTACCAATGCGATGAGTTCTTTGAAGACGCATAAATAGACATATTTCTATTAGGTTGCACTACTAAAGGGGGAGTATATAGGATTACTTAAAGTAGACCTAGAATGGCCTATATAGAAGGGTATAGTTAGGGTGGTTATAAATAAGTAGAATAGACAAGTAACACTTAAAGTTTAACTTAAATAGCCAAGGAGATTACCCGAAGTGAAGACCACCCTAACTAATCCCCCTAAAAAGGAGACACCCTTACCTAATCTCCTAGAGAGCATGATTAATATTCCTGTAAGCAAGCCCACCTGGTTATGCCAATGTGGTCAATGGTCTATAGTCTACCCACCTAAACAAGACTATTTTGGTAGAAAAATGTGAGGGGATATATGATATAGCATCGAACCCCATTTACCCCATGTGCGATAGGCCGAAAATCTATTCATTAAATACGCCAGGGCGAGCCGAAAAGCTCTCGCCTCGTGCCATTTATGTGACGTGCGTAGCATCGAAGGCCATTAGATAGGATACACGAGGGATAATATATCCATTGTGGTTTAATATTGGCATCATTCAATTTATTGACAACGTAAAATTTTAAATTTATCCATCCATTATACATACCATGCAATTTATTTTTTTTGCTTTACTTCCTTTATAGATACCTTAAACTTTCCAGATAATTTAACTTATTAGGAAAGGTATTAAATGAAAACATCATTTATTGAATTGTTAACAATGTATTTTTTAGGCTTTACCTTTAGTTATGTAATTATTCACCTTGTATTTTTTTTATTAAAAACTTACTAGATAAGAAAGGTCTCTAAAATGGAAAACTTAACTATATTGCAAAAACTCTTAATTGAGAAATTACCTTGTTTAATTTCTACCACAGTTAAAACTGAGAAAACAGAGAAGGCCTATCCAGAATGGATTAATGCTTTAACTTATTTACTACCAAACAAGATACTTTGTCCATTTTCAGAACAATGCTTTGAAGGTTGCTTAAAAGGTTCTGGAAGGTTGCGAATGAATAAGAAGGCAATGGTTAAAAGAACAAAGTTATTTTTTCAAGATTATCCATTATTTTTTGAATTGCTTTTAAAAGAATTAGTCAAGGTTTATAAAAAAGCAAAAAGGAAAGGAAAACTTTTCGCTTATAGGCCAAACGGTACAAGCGACACAGATAAAATTGTTAAAAGCCTTTTAGCATTGCCGAAAGAAGAAAGGCCTTTCGATTGTTTATATGACTATACCAAAAACTATAACAGGGTAATTTCATATCGTAACAATCCTGATTATCATTTGACGTTCTCTTATGATGGGACAAACGGAGATAATGCAACCTACCTTCTTGAAAATTCCATTTCAAATGTAAGTGTGGTTTTTAATGTTAAACGAGATAAACCTCTTCCAAAAACTTTTTGCTTTAACAATATTGATTATCCAGTAATTGACGGAGATTTACACGACATGAGGATATTCGATAAACCTCAAACAATTGTAGGCCTTCGAGCTAAAGGTTCTGCGAATAAACAAGACACAGAATTTGTTCAACAAGTTTAACTTTTTTTATACGAATTATTGCTATTAAGTAAAATTCTCTATTAAGCAAATTTAACCGAAAGGAAATTAAAAATGAATGTTTTATCTTTATTTGATGGATGCTCTGGTTTTCAATTAGCATTGGTAAAGGCTGGTATAAAGTATGATAATTATTTTTCGTGTGAGATTGATAAATACGCTTCAAGTGTTACACGGTTAAACTTTCCTTCCACTATAGAATTAGGTGATATCAATAATCCTAAAATCCCTTTTTTCTTATTACCTAAGATAGATATTTTAAGTGCTGGTTTTCCGTGTCAAGATTTATCTTTTAGTAAAGCAAATGGAAAAGGCCTAGAAGGTTCAAGGTCTGGATTATTCTATAAAACCTTTGAGGTTTTAGAATTGCTAAGAAAAAAGAACCCTAATATAAAATTCATTTTAGAAAATGTAAAAATGAAAAAGAAATGGGAAAATATCATTTCTGAAAAATTAGGTGTTGAACCTGTGTTGATTAATAGTAAGGATTTTTCAGCACAGAATAGGCAAAGGCTTTACTGGTCTAATATAGAAATCGATTCTTATAAAACCAGCGACACGGTTCTAAAAGATATTTTAGAAGAGAATCCAAAAACTAAAGGTGGACAATTGGAATTGAAGTTTGAAGAAAAAACTTTTAACTCCGACTGCCACCATATAGGCAATGCAAATATAAAGGGTAATGAATCTATAAAAAGAGTTTATAAGGATACTGGAAAGGCTTCGTGTTTAACTACCATGCAAGGTGGACACAGAGAACCCAAAGTATTTATTGAGCCTAACAATTGGCGAAAACTTTCACCTTTAGAGTGCGAAAGGCTTCAAACTATTCCTGATAATTATACTTCTATGGGTTTAACCTTTATGGATATAAAGGAAGAAAATGCTCCTGATAATTATTACTATTCTGAAAAAATGCTTCAATGGATAGAGCGACACGGAAAGCGTAAAAATAAATCTTTACGAATTCAGGGTGATAGGGAAAAGGTGCAAATGATAGAAGCCTCACATTTTAAAGGTTGCTCTTCTCAAAGGTTTTTTGGCATACCTGACAAAAAAGGGTTGCGGTATATAACCGTTTTAGAGTGCGAAAGGTCTCAAACTGTGCCTGATAAATACACTTCCTATGGGCAAGATATACACGGAGTAATGAAACCTATTTCAAATAGCCAGCGTTATAAAATGCTTGGGAATGGTTTTACTATTAATGTATTTGTTTGGATACTTAGGAACGTTAAGAAGCAACAAGAATTAGATATTGAAGAGTATAATCTGTGTTTAGCTGATTCATTAGAAGAGGCAATATAGATCAAGGGTAAAGGTAAGGTCTTCTCATAATTCGAGCTTATATCGAATTTGAGAAGGC